ATACCCTTACCTTTAAATAGCTGTTTTATTTCGCCAGCACTAAACCCTAACGCTTGCGCGTGCTTTGTATCTACTAGCCCACCAGTTCCAAATTCCTGGTAAGGCGCGTACTTTTTGTTATAACCTACTTCTGCTGTGTTACCTTTTTTAGCCATATATACAGACTGTTTTAGTTTTCCTGTAGGCATTTTAAATAAACCAGCGTCTATACGTTTAGTACTACGCTTTACAATATCGCTAGCCGTTTTACCTACTTCGGTACTAAGTTCCTGGCGCGAAAACCTTTTAAGCTGCTTTAGCTTTTTGTCTAGTATAGCTAGGTCCTGTGGGTTTATCTTTGCATTCATTACTTAATTTTGGTAGCGTTCATTACTTAATCAGTCAATTTTTGTAGCGGTTATCGTAGTATAAAAGTCTTGGCTAGTTTCTACTATACTATTTATTCTATACTTAGGTCCAGCGCCTTCTACTTGTAGTAGGTCCTGGTCTTGTATTTCGTCCGCTGTATTTTTACGCATCATTAATTCAATACCTACAAAGTGCTGGCGCTGTCCGTTTTCGCTTTTTATATTACCGTCTACATACGTTAAACTAGCCCAGTAAGTAGCTACAGTAGCTTCGGTAGACGTAAAGCCGCCGAATTCGTCCTGGCTTTTAGTTAGCCTTATTACGCTTATTTGTGTATCTAGTTTGCCAGCGTCCATTATACAAACATATTTTTATAGCTAGTTAAAAGCGCCTTAGTTTCTGTTGGTACGTCCTGTACTATAGTTCCTGTTTTATAGTCGGCGCGGTTATCGTATAGCGTACTTACAAACTGTAGCATAGCGTTCTTTATAAGATCGTCGCTTAGCCCAGCTGTAACGTATGTTATTTTAACGTCTTTAGCTTTGCCGCCGTCTAGTTCTATACGTTCGTTATCCAAACCTTTTACGGTGTGGTCGGCAGTATTACCTTCACTAGTTACCGTAGATATACTAGCTACAGGACCAAAGGGTATATCTATTATAGCTTCGGTTTCGCTTAGGTAGTACGTTCTGTTCTTAGCTACTATATCGCGGCTTATATAGTTTTCGCACCACTGGCGCGCCTGTGTTATCATTCTAGTAATTAAACTGTCGTCGGCGCTAGTATCTATACGGACGTAGTTTTTAACGTCGCTAGTAGTTATTATTTCGCTGCCTGTAGTGCTGTTAATTTTTATTTGACGCATCATAAAATAATTTCTGTAAAAATACGAAAAAAAAAGCGCCACTATTTCTAGCAGCGCATAAATCAGAAACAAGAAATTAAAAAACAGAAAATTATTTAATCAGTGCAAAGTTATTAAAATTGTCTTTATACTTACCGTCTATTGATAACCTTATACTTCTTTGTTGATAATTCGGTATAATAAAAAAGCCTTCGTAAACCATAATATAAATAGCGAAGAAGTCTACTTCTTCTTTAGTGTAGAAGTCTGTAGTACGCCTTAGTACTAGGTGTATACTATCGCGGTTAAATTTACGTTCTGGGCTTACGTTCTTAATTTGTATTTTATATAGCTTTAGATCGCGTTCTATTATGCAGTCGTAAGGGCTGCTGTCTAGTAGTGGCATAGATACGTTAAAGCCTTCTTCTATAGCTTTTACGCTAAACTTATATTCGGCTAAACAGCCTAGCTGGTTACGGTCCACTTTGTTTTAAGTTGCTTTTGCTAAAACTACAAAAAAAACCCCAGCAGTTGGCTAGGGTTTTCAACAATCAAAAAAAAAAAAATAATAATGAATAACTATCTATGTAAAATTTACACTATTTAACGCCAGTGTAACGGCGCATAATTGTACCAGCTTCTGTTAGCTTTTGTATTACTAGTATCTTTTGTGTTACTGGTAATTTGTTAAAGCTGTCCTGGTCTACTAGGCTTTTAAATTCTTCTAGTATTGTATTATTCCTTTGCATAACTTAAAACGCTTATTCCCATTAAAAACATTATAAACGTACCTAGTACGTCGTCGTATATAGCTAGGTCGCGCAGTCCCAGCGCTAAAAAACCCCAGCCTAGTATTGGTTTTAAATACTTCATAACCCCCACTTTTGTTTAGCCCATAAAGCGAAAACTATATAAGCTGTAAAAACTATTGTAAAATACCAGCGCTTCATAGTCCTACCCATTTGTCAGCTAGTAAACATAGTTGTAAAAACCCTAGCGTAAACCCAAAGGCAGCTAAGTATATTATACTGTCAAAAATAAAATTTTCTATTCGTCGTTTCATTGTTCTAAAATTTATATGCTGCAATATACAAACTAATTTTAAACTATGCAAATAAATCTTAAACTTTTTTATAGCGTATAAAAAAACCCCAGCGGTTAGCCAGGGTTTTGTTTAGTGTATAGTGTTATACTACTAGGCAGTTTCTAGGGCTGCTTTGTCTACGCTAAAGTCGCCATTTACAAAGGCGTTAGGTAGGTAGTTAGTAAGCGCTACGCGTTCCTGTACTCTTACAGTTACAAAACCGTCGCGTACGTTTGTGCCGTCTTCTTTAAAGAATTCTACACCTACGTTGTCACGAACCCATAACTGCGTACCCATTCCGAAGTTACCTAGTAGGTACTTGTCAGAAGTAATAGCAGTAGATAAAACTACAGGCACACCGTTAATACGTGGCTGTAGCCCTTGGTTCCAGTCTTTTACTAGGTATTCGTTTTGCGAAGACTTAAGTAGTAAAATTTTGTGGAAGTCAGTTGGGTTAATCATAATGTAGTCAGCAGCGTAGTTAGCTAGTGCTAATTGGTTTAACGCTACAGTAAGTACGTCGAATTCGTTGGCGCTTTCAATAGCAGCAGCAAACCCACCAGCAGCAAAGTCAGCAGCATCTGTAATAATACCGCTTAGCTGTGGCGCTACGCCTGTACCGTTTAAGATCTGGTTGTCTTCTACTTCTAGTAGTTTTTCTGGCGCACGTGCCGACAAATAGCTAGTAAGCTGTGGTGTGTCGTTTAACATTTCTTCAGAAATTCTAAAGTAGCTTCCTATCTTCTGTACGTTGGCATCTGTAGCCGTCATATCGAAGTCAGACTGTGCTAGTGTAGAACCTTCCGAAGTTGCAGCAGCACCGTTGCTGTAGCCGCTTTCTTTAACGAAACGTACTACATCAGAAGTAGTAGAACCGTTAGGTATAAGCTGGCGAACGTGTACTAAGCGCGTAGGATCGAATTTGTACCCAGGTACGCGGTCAGCTGGTATTACCTCACCTGTAAAATCGGCTCCTGTAGTCATATCCGCCTTTACTTCGAAGCGTGCAGCTTTAGTCATTCCGTTACGTAAGCTATCAATAGCACCGTCAGCTATAGCTTGGTTTAAAGCGCCTTTAAAAGACATTTGTTTACCAGCTTCTGCTTGCTTTTTGTTAGCCACTTCTAACGCGTCAAAACGTTCGTTAAATTGGTTTGTTAAATTTGAAATTTCAGACTTCAAAAGTTCGTCTGCTTTACCAGTCGCGCTTTCTACAGCCTGTCCGTAAGCCTTTTCTAGTTTAGCGTCGATAACGTCGCCTAACTGGTCTAGGTGTTTTTTAGTGTTTTCTTCCATTTGTGAAAAAAGTAAAAAAGTTAATTATTTAGTTTAGTTAATAAATACTCAAAAACCGCCTGGCTGTCTTCTACTGGCTGCGTGTCTGTAGACGGCGCAGTAGCTGTCGCGAATAAACCTTTAAGTTTAAGTAGTTCGGCTTCGATACAGTAGCCCATTTCGTCGCTTATATCGCCTTTGCGTACAAGTTTAGCTAGTGCGTCGTATCTTTTTAAAATGTTTTCCTGGGCTTTTTCGCCTTTAACGTCTAGTATTTTAGCCTGGTCGTTAGCCGCTAGTGTTACGGCGCTTACTTCGTATAGCTTTACTTCCGTTATTTCGCGGTAGTCCATTTTATTTTCTTTTTGCATTGGTAGAATACCTACGCTGTTTTCAGTAATTACGCCAGCTTTCATTAGTTCGATAACGTCATTACCTAGTGTAGTCTTGGCTATTTCAGCTGTAAACATTAAACCCTTGTCGTCTTCTACTAGTTCTACCATTTTACCTAGTGGCTGCGCCATATTGTGCTGGTATAAGTATTTAACGCGGTGTCCGTTTTCTTTGATCGTCTTAGCGTATGCACCAGGGCGTATAATATCGCTGTCGCTGTCTTTGTTATTAAAGTAGCTAGCGTACCCTTTTACAATACCTTTTTTTTCGTCTGCGTCTACTAGTTCGCCTAGTGGCGCGCTTTTAAATAAAATACTCATATTAGAATAATTTGTACAAATTTACGGTTTTTTTATTAGTGTTACTTCGCCTTGGTCTGGACCCATTCCGTCTTCTACAGCTTGCAGCATTAAACCTTCTTTTAGTGCTTTTTTAAGCATATCTATTAAACCTTCGTCGCCTAAATAACTAAAGAAGTTAAAGGGGTTTTCGGCGTCTGGGTTTGCCTTTTGGTATTTTTCCATTAGTATAAATAGTTCGTCCATTATTTACTTTTTAAAAGTTCCTCCCAAAGTTTTAAAGTGTCGGCGTATAGTTCTGGAAAAAGTTCCTTAAATAAAGGGTTACCGCCGTCGTAAAAGTTTTCGCTAGCGTGCGCTAACACTTCCCAGCGCTGGGCGTTTTTACCATAACTACCTTTATAATAAACGTTTTTATGTCCGCCGCCTACTTTATTTTTAGTAATAGCGCCAAAAAAATCGTAAGTAGCGCCGCGAAATTCTTTATATTCCTGGTCGGTTAGTTTATATTTCTTTTTAAAATAGTCGGCTTTATCTTTATCGAATAAAGTACGTAGCTTCATATTATACTTAAAATGTATATCGCCTTGGCGCCTATCTCTAAAACCTAGCTGTTTATTAAATTTAGTAAAGTATTTTTCTACTATTGTATTAGAAACTATTTTATAGCTAGACCATTCATTTTGAAAATGTATCTGGTGTCCTATTTCGTGGTTTAAACACTTTTTAAACGCATTACTACCTTTTTTAAATCTTAGTGTACCTATTTCTATAAAGGTGTTATCAGCGCTTAAAAAAGCGCCTTGATTTGACTTTAAACGTATATCTATACTTTGCTTTACTTCTTTTAGTATTTGTAGGTCGCCTACTATATAACCTTGGGCTTCTATTTTCTTTAACTGCTTATACTGGTCTAGTGCTGGGTGGTTAGTACGTTCGAAGTAGTCGCCTAGCGGTTCGCCTTTGCCCTGGTCTGGTCCGCTGTATCTAGGTTTAGGTTTTGGTTTTGGTGCGCCTATAGTAGCGGCTATACTTGCTACGTCTGCAGCGGTTAGTCCACCTGTTAGGTTCTCGCCAGCTAACTGTACGCCTATATTTTCTAAACCTTCTACGGCTACAGCGTCTTCTATAGGTACTGGTATAGCGGCGCATCTACAGTTTATTACGTTACTGGCGCTGCCGCGTCTGTCGCCTGGTTCCATTAGTTCCTGGCCCTGTACTATAAAGGGCTGGTCGTACGGTACTGTCTGGCCGTCTGCTGCCCTATGGCTTGCGCGTTCGCGTCCGTCTAGTGCTGTAGACCATTCCTTTTGTAGCTGGTCTTTTGGAAAAATAGTAGTAGCGCTTTCTAGTATTGCCTTATTACTTATAGCTGTAGTTTCTGTACGTATAAACCGTTCAGCTTGGTATTTACTATAGCCGTCGAATTGTCGCCGTAATATACGCGCTTGTTCTGCTGCGCCTACAGCCATAAATTCAGGATCGCGGCTTAGCTTTGTCGTAAGGGCTATAAGTGTTTTTAGCGCTGTACCCTGTACTAGTGTTACGTTTGTTTTAGCTACTGCTGCGCCGTATGTAGCGAAACTTTGGCGCCATTGGTTCTGGTATTGGTCGGCGCTTTGCTTCTTTACAAACTTCTTATAGTTTCTAAAATACCAGTTAGCAAAA